CGTGTTTGTTTTTTTTTTTTGCGTCTTGCGCAGTGCTCTGCAGGCAGAGTTCAGCAAATCAACAGTCATTGCCTAATCTCTTTCTCCCTCCAACTACCTCATCACACCCCTCTCTAACCGCGGTCTTTACTGTTTTACACTGGAGCTATGATGGCTGCCAACTTACACTCACTTACCATTCCTTTTGTTACTCTTCCATATACTCTCTCTCAAAGCTACCGTGAAGTCACGAACGGACTACTCCGTTCAGCGGTACTCACCGACTCGACAGAGCTGGGCTGAACCCCCGGCGTTGAAAATCCCCCAGTAAAAGGGGACCCAATGTCTACCGAGGGGGCTTTCCATGCAAACAAGGGGATATCACCAGCAGTTACGCTGCTCCTCCTCGGAGTTTTGTGACCCGACATGTCTATGACAGCATTGGTACACAGAGAGAGAGCATACTTCCAAGACCGTCCTTGCGTTCCCGGTAGGAGGTCGAACCCCCGCACCCAAAAGGGTGTCCGGACGATTATCCGCAAGAAACGCCAAGTGAGGCAGACTTGGTCTGACGACCACTCCATTTCATTCATGACCGGGGCCGTTCGCCGAGGGGTGGCCAAAGGGCTACTCTTCGGGGCGTGCTTCCCTCACACCTGGGTTTGACGCCACTCGCGCCTCAAACTCCTACCAATCCGGACCGGGCCTCCTCGGCAAGTTATCTGGTTAATGCCAGATTTGCTCACTAACCCACACGATGTCAGGCCTACGCCTGACATCAGGGACAGTCCCGCAAGGATCACTCCTTAACTTTGGAGGCTCAATCCAAGCCTCAACTCCCTGTTCCAACGACTCCTGATACGTCGGGGGTAACTCCCAGTCATGCGTCTCCTGTGAAAGCAGAACGCAATCGAAGACTGGGATAACCCCCGAGTGACGTACCAAGGGACGAAAGAACCTTCTCCTCCTCACCTTCCTCCAACTGAACGTGTCGGTCAAGAAGTAGCGTGGACTCGAGATCCGAAGGTCAGGTCGCCGCACCATAGACAACTGCAGGCAGTATCTAAGGGCCGCCCTAACCCGAGACTCGGAGAAATCCACCGAAAACTTCCATGAGGCCATTTGCCTATCGTTAAGTAATTTGAGCTCGGGGGACACCCGACAGGACTCAATCATTGAAACCTTACCAGAGTCCAATACGACATTGTGCGGTATTGGAGGATAAGGTGGATTAACGATACTCAAATCACCATCAAGAAGGCCAAAGATCCGTGAGAGGCGAAAGGCCAAAGCACCCCGAAACCCCAGCTCATCAGGACGCAACCGAACTGACTTCATGCTTGACAAGTGCCAAGAGAAGAAAGTCCGGCCCGCCCTCCAGAGAACATCGGGTGCTTGACCTCTCACGAACGAATTGAAACACGTTCCCAAAGAAACCACATAATCGGCCCGTCGGAGCATACCAAACCTCAGAGTCGGAACCACCACAAGGTAATCGCCACTCCACTCAAAGAGAGTGGAATTTAGAGTACCAAAACCCTCCGAAACTGAAGTCTTCGATATCTCGACGTCAAGGCCGAGAGTGGCGACCTCGTTCATCCACTCCCGCGGGAAAGTGGAACTGGGACTCTGGAACAGGATGTCATCCCCATTAATGAGGAGAGGCAGGAC